AACAAATTCCGTTAATCGGACTGGTAAAAAATTAAGTGAAGGTCAAGTGTACATGATCTTCAATAGAGTGTCAGAACAACAGCAACTCACTGAAGGTCCAATGGACTTTATCAAAGGTGCTGCTGCCAAAGGCATGGACAAATTAAAAACTGTTGGAAAAAATCTAACAACCAAAGTCACTGCTGATAAATTAAATTCTGCATGGAAAAAAGCTGGAAGCCCAATGGACAGCGATGCAGTAGCCGGCATTTTAAAACAAGCAGGTGTGGGTGATGATGTTGTTGGAAAAGTTTATACAGATTTAAAATTACCGGCACCGGGTGCAGCATCAACGGCTCAGGACACCTCAGCACTTGAAAAAATGATTACACAATTAACTGCTGATGAAAAGCAACAATTAGCAAAGTATATTACCCAACAATTAGGAACTGCATAAAATGAGAATTAACGAAATATTAACCGAAAGAGAGATTCAAGAGCTTGAAGAAGGGCCAATTGGTCAAGCAGTTGCAAAAGGTGTTGGCGGAGTTGCTAGAGGAGTAGGTGCAGTAGCCGGTGGCGCATTAGGTGCTTGGGATGCAGCTAAACAAGGATTTGCAGCAGGACGAGCAGCAGTTGGCGGATATAAAGCACCAGCAGCGGCAGCACCAGCAGCGGCAGCACCAGCAGACGGTGAACAACCAGCGGCACCTGCGGCAGCAGCACCTGCGGCAGCAGCACCTGCGGCAGCAGCACCTGCGGCAGCAGCACCTGCGGCTACAGCACCGGGAGGCGGCGCCGGAGCACAACCAGCAGCTAAAGACGTTAATGCAGCGGGACCAACAGGCACAGCGCCAGCAGCAGATTTAACTGGAGCAGCAAAGGCAGCAGCAGATAAAACAGCCGCAGCCACGCAAGATCAAAATGCAACTCAAGCTGGCAAAACAGTGTATGCACAAGTTAAGGCTAACATTGATAAACTAGATAAACCTGGCAAACAGCGTATTCTACAGTTAGTTCAAAAATCAATCCAACAAACGCCAGCGGCAGCGCCAGCAGCAGCACCGGGGGATAGTCCACCAGCAGCTGATCCAGCAGCTGATCCAGCAGCAGATGCGACACAAGCTGCTGCACCACAAACACCTGATCAGATCAGAGCTGCTAAACAAGCAGATGCTGCAAAAACAGCACAGGATCAGATGGCAGCAAATCCTGCTGCACCTAAACCAGACGCTCCGGCAGCAGAGCCGGGTGCAGCGGCGTTTGGACAAATGGCAAACACATTAACAAAAGAACCAGCAGCAGGCGGTACAGCAGCTCCCACCACCACACCGCCGCCCACTGACGGTAAATTAACCGCACAACAACAGGCTGCTAAAAGAGCAGAACTATTAGGTAGACGCAATGCAGGACAAACAGCCGGGACAACACAAAGCGGTTTTGGAAATTATGTTAAGAAAGCTAGTGGTGAAAGAATTGTGGGTGCTAACAAAGACGGGTCCGTAAAAACTGTTAAAATCAAAGCTAGTAAAATTAATACTGGAAATAATCTAAGTGAAATGCTAGCGGCCAACATTGAAAAACAGAAGAAAAGGATTGCTGAAGAACGGGCAGCAAACTACAAAAATTCTAGTATTTTTACCAAGTAATTAGAAAAAAGGCAAACCGACTTTTTAGTAGTTTCAAGATTGTCTTTAATAATTTCTCCGATGATAGTTCTGTCATCAGGGGTCAGCATCATAGATTCAGAATAGCTAATGCCACCACGCATATACCATACTATCCGCAAACAATCTTCTTTAATCCGCGCCAACTCTTTTTCCATGGCTTCTGAAACCTGAATAATTTCAGGTATGGTTAGTCTCAGGAGCCGTTGCCGAAAAAATCTGATTGATCAAAACTAATTTCTAGCTTGTAAGGATGTTCACACGCACTACAGGTAGTATCAAGTGCTTTCATTTTACTCTTAACCTGCATAGATTTAACATGTTCGTTAACTAGATCAAATATTTTTCTATCAGTATTTGATAGAAATTCTTTAATATATTCAGGTTTATCGGTTGAGCCGTTGTTAGTTTCAATTTTACTAATGCACTCTGCAACTACTTCAATAGTAATGTCCGTTAATTTGATAAAACTAATTTGAAATAGTTTAACTTTATCTTCCTCGGAAATAGTATCGTCGTTAACAATTCCAAAAATTCGTTGTTGTTCCATGGTCTTGATGCTGGCTTTTGAAATCTCAGAGTAGGCCATTGGTTTAATATAGATAATCATATCAGTGCCAACCTCGATCCTTTCAGTAAATTCTAAATCACGTAGATTATCTAGCAGTTGGCGTAGATCGGCAGCTTTATCTTCTTTCTCCCCGCATGACGGGCATGTAGTTTCAACTTCCATCTCTGCACCGTAAGTAGCAAGTCGCATGGCAATCAGCACAGCATCTAAATCAATACTGGGCATTTTCCATGGATCTTTAATTGCAGGAACACAACTTTTAATTACTTCAACAGTTGCAGATCCATTCAACAGTGCATCGGGAGTTTTAAACAATAGCTCATCTTTAGCAGTCATTGCATACACTGGATACTCACCGTTTTCGGTTTTTTCTAATGCCCCTTCGGGATAGAAACGACCGTTACTTGGTAACTTAATAAAGATTTTAGGTTGTCTAAAAAATGCTGTAAGCGGGTTATTGCTCTTTTGAAATTGATCCATTTTTATCTCCATAAATACACTATGTCGGGATTTGTCACAGTATTTATATGCGCAGATTACCGTAACTTTTAATCTGGAAAGAATAACATGGCTTCAAAAGTAGAGATTCTAGGTGGTCAATTAGACGGCTCAACGTTGGATAACGCTGCGTCCGAATCCACGCTGAGAGAATTAGTAGAAGCCATAAAAAAACTTGAAGGCACAACTAAATCCAGTGGCGGTAAATCTAGCGGTGGCGGTAGTGGTAGCAAAAGCAGCAACGCTCCTGAAATTGATACTAATCCTGCAAATGCTGCATTACAAGGTCTAGGTAAAGGCGCAGCCGCGGTTGCTGGCGGACTGGGTAAACTGGGCGGAGCAGCTCTTGGTGCAGCTGGCGCAGTGGCTAAATCGTTAGGAAACATGGCAGGATTAATTGCAGGTGGAAATAATAATCTATCTCAATTTGTTGGAGCATTAAACGTATTGCCGGGCCCGTTAGGTGCATTTGCTGGTGCCGTGGCATCTGGAATTGCAGTATTAGAAGAATTTCAAGACACGCAACGAAAGTTATCACAAACCGGTGCAAGTTTTAATAACTCTCTAATGGAAATGAGAATGACCGCAGCACGGTCGGGGTTAAATTTATCAGAATTTGCAAGTGTATTAAAAGAAAATGCGCAAAGTATCGGCGGTTTAGGAGATACAATTACCGATGGTGCTAAGAAATTAGCCGATGTTGGTAACGCAGTTGGTGCTAGTGGTCTAGATGAATCGTTTATGAAACTTGGCATGAGTGCAACTGATGCACGTAAAGCCGCAATGAAGTTTAGTACTGAACTGGTAAAGGGCGATAAAGTTCGTGGTGCAAGTGCCAACGAACTAGCAAGTGCAAGTTTAGATTATGAAAAAGATCTAGACTTGCTAGCAAAACAAACCGGAAAGTCTAAAGACGAATTACGTAAGTTTAGTGAAGGACTTGTAAAAGATGGCGGCGCAATGTCATTTGCATTTGCAAAAATGTCACCACAGATGCAAGCAGCTATGAAAAGTATTATGAATACAGTCGGCGGTACTATGGGTAAAGGTGCTCAAGAAGCGTTAGCTGATATATTTTCAGGAGCAGCGGCTCCTAGTACTGAAGCGAGTGCAATGTTCCAAGCTCAGATGCCCGGGGTAGTTGCAACATTTAAACAGATGCAAGAAACTGCTGCTTGGGACGCTAAAACTACTGAAGATAAAGCAGCTAAACAAGCTAAAATGGATTCGTTAAATGCTCAAGCATCTTTTGAGCAATTAAAGTATCTGCAGAGTAAAGCAGGACAAATACAGATGCAAAATCTTCAAAGGCTTTCTCCAGCGCAACGAGAGTTCATGCTAGGTCTACAAGCTCAATCTAAATCATTACAAGAACAAGGCATTGATATTAACACTGCTAGTAAAGCTGATATTGAACGTGTCATGTCTGCAAAACGTGCAGAACAAGAGAAACAAGCGGCATTAGACAAGGGGCTTAATGCGTTTCAAGCAACAATAACAAAATTATTTGGGGCAGTACAACAGGCATTCTTTGGAGCACTAGCACCGAGATTAGAAAAGTTAGCTGAAAAAATAACCGGGTTTACAAGCTCTCTTGAAGGCATGGGAGTATCTGTAGAAACTATAATTCCAGTTATTGGATACCTTGCTGATCTGTTTGGCACTGTCCTTGGCTCAGTATTTGAAGGTGTTGCATTAGTCAGTAAAAAAATATATAATGCGTTTGTGTCCCTAATGACCCCTGTACTAGGTCTGTTAGAATCACTTGGACTTGTTGATACCACTGCAACTGACACCGCTGGAAAATTTGGAGAACTTGTCGGAGTAGTAGTGTCTGTTTCAAATGTAATTTTTGATGTGCTTGGGGGCGCAATTGATTTCCTAGCAGTAATTATAGGCGGAGTTATTGATGGATTTACTGGCCTTGTTAACATGACAAAATTCTTGTTTAACATGTTTGGTATAACCGGCGATAGCTTAAACGGTTTGAAAGATATCGGAAAAGAAATCTTAAATGCGTTTCGGGGCGTATTTTCTAAAGAAGGTGCCACAGCAATTGTAGAATCCATCAGTAGTTTGTTTAATCTAATATTAGGCGGATTCTTAACACTCCTTGGAAGTATTCCCGGACTCGGCGATCTTAAAAAGAAAGGTCAAGAAATGCTCGCTGCTTCGGAACAACAAAAGCAAGCATCGGATGCTGCAGGTGCAGCGATGCAAGGTGAAGTTGATAAACGTAATGCAAATGTTAATGCACAGAATGATGCAGCCAAAAAAGAAATTGCAGGTTCAGATGCTTTATATCGTAAGAATGCAGAATTGGGTAAAAAAGAACTAGCCGATAGAAAAGCTCGAGAAACAGCAGATGCTGAGTCAGCTGCAAATAGAAAAAATGCAATAAAAGATCAAGCATCTGCGGATGCAATGGAACGATCGCAGGCAGCTGCCATTAAAGGCATGCGCGAACGTGCAGGAATTGAAACAACGAAGCCGGCAGTAGCGCCATCCCCTGGTATGGGAGGAACTGTACCTGGAGCAGCAGGAGCCGGTGCACCACTTAATCAAGATCAGACAAAGAATTTAGAAATGATTAAAGCTGCAATGGTCAAACAAGGCATGACAGACCCTAAGATGATTGCTGCCACGCTTGGTAATGTGATGAAAGAGTCAGGTGGAAAGACTCAAGACGAAAACTTAAATTATAAAAATACCAGCAATGATCGAATTCGTGGCATCTTTAAATCAGCAACAGCAGGTAAGAGTGATGCTGAAATAAATGAAATGAAATCTTCTCCAGAGAAAATGGCAGAAGCAAACTACGGCTCTAATACTAAATTAGGCGCTGGGATGGGTAATACTGAAGTGGGAGATGGATGGAAATATCGTGGACGTGGATTTATTCAAATAACCGGCAAGAACAATTATTCAGCAGCATCTAAAGCAATATTTGGTGATGATCGTCTTGTTAAGAATCCGGACATGGCAAACGACCCGGCAGTGGCTGCTGAGATCAGTGCATGGTTTATGAAACGTGGCACAACAGCAATGGCTGCAAAAATGGGTCTTGACCCTACTGCGGATCAAGCCAGTGCTAACCTTGTAGCAACCAGTGTTATCGCCGGTGGCGACGTTAGAAAGAAAGGTAGTTACCTTGCCAATGAAGTTGTGGGAAAAGTAGATAAAAGTGCAGGCAGTGCTCAAATTCAAGCAATTGCCAATTCTGCGGGCGGCACACCACCAGCACCTGTAACACCACCTGCTATTGATCCTAAAATAGCCAACGACTATGCATGGAGTGTGTTTTCTGGCAAACAGGATCCATCTGTTATACCCGAACGATACAGAAGTGCAGTAAACGATATTCTTAAAGCCCCGCCAATGCATTGGGCACAGGCTGCTGGCAAAGCACCTAATGCACAAACAGCCGGAGTAAAACCAACTACACCGGGTGGAACAGTACCAAACGGTGCTGGTGCTGTTGCAGCGACTACTTCTACAACACCGGTGACTACTCAAACTGCTTCAGTTGACAAAGCAGCCGCAGAAAAAGCAGCCGCAGAAAAAGCAGCTCAAACTCAAACAGCCTCTGCGCCAGCCACAAACCCTATTACAGAAGTCATTGCGAGCTTAAATACTAGTCTAACACAATTAACCATGTTACAAGCAAGAGCTGTATCGATTGCAGAACAGCAATTAAGAGCAACAAACGGTCTAAGTAGAGATGCATATAAAGCAGTCTAAGGAATAATAAAAACTATGTCATGGAAAAAGCACTTCACTCCTGTAACAGCTAATACTAGCACAGGAAGTTACAGCCCACTCGGTTCAGGCGGTCGTGCAGGTCCTGCACGTACAAATTACTCCAGTTATTTGCCCGATGTGTACGCAGGCACACCCAATAGAGTTGAGCGTTACATGCAATACGACACCATGGACATGGACAGTGAAGTCAATGCTGCTTTGGATATTCTAGCTGAATTCTGCACACAGACTATCAACGACAACAATACTCCGTTTAAGATTTTCTACAAACAGAAAGCTACAACTACTGAAATCAAATTGATCAAAGACTACTTGCAAAAGTGGAGCAAATTACAAAACTTTGAAACTCGCATATTCCGCATCATGCGCAATGTGTTCAAGTACGGTGACAGTTTCTTTATCCGTGATCCAGAAACACAAAAATGGTTATATGTTGATCCAGGAAAAGTTGTTAAGATTATTGTAAATGAAAGCGAAGGAAAAGTTCCTGAACAGTATATTGTTAGAGATATCAATCTTAATTTTGTCAATCTAGTTGCAACCACTCCCCGTAACACATCCAATAATGCACCAAGTGGTACTGCAGGATATCAAAGCGGCGGCGCCCAGGGTCGAGGCATGGTAGGTAATGCACCCGCACAAACTGGCACTAGATTTACCACTGGACAAAATGAATATGCAATTGATGCAGAACACATGATTCATCTGAGTCTAAGTGAAGGAATGGACAACAACTATCCGTTTGGAACCAGTTTGCTTGAAAGTGTTTTTAAAGTTTACAAGCAGAAAGAACTGCTTGAAGATGCTATCATTATCTATCGTGTGCAACGTGCCCCGGAACGTAGGGTATTCTATGTTGACGTAGGCAACATGCCAGCGCACATGGCCATGGCATTTGTTGAGCGTGTAAAAAATGAAATTTGGCAGCGTCGTGTGCCAAGTCAAAGTGGCGGTGGTCAGTCAATGGTGGATGCAAGTTACAATCCGCTGTCAATGAACGAAGACTACTTCTTCCCACAAACAGCAGAAGGTCGTGGATCAAAAGTTGACACACTACCAGGCGGCACTAATCTAGGTGAAATCGACGACCTGCGTTATTTTACCAACAAACTATTCCGTGCCCTGCGTATTCCCAGCAGCTATTTGCCAACAGGTCCAGATGACGGAAGCATGGCCATTAACGATGGAAAAGTTGGCACAGCATTTATTCAAGAACTACGTTTCAACAAATACTGCGAACGTTTGCAGAATGTTATTGCTGAAGAGTTTGATCTAGAATTTAAGCTATTCTTGGAAACCAGCGGCATTAACATTGACCCAAGTATTTTCCAACTTGAGTTTAATGCTCCACAAAACTTTGCAGCCTATCGTCAAGCAGAAATGGATGGTGCTCGTGTGCAGACATTTGCAGCAATACAGGAAGTTCCGTATATGAGCAAACGTTTTGCACTGAAACGTTTCTTGGGACTAACTGAAGAAGAGATCAAAGAAAACGAATTGATGTGGCGTCAAGAAAACATCGACAAAGTAAAAACTGATGAAGATGCAGCAGCATCAATGCGCAGCGTGGGTGTCACACCAGGTGCAGTACAGGGCGAAATAGCAGGCCAAGATGCGGAAGCGCAAGCGGCAGCACCACCCGCTGATACTGGAGAAGTTGCACCAGCCGATGCAGCAGCGCCAGCAGCAGAACCTACTCCGGCAGCATAAATACACTATCATGAAATTATTAGAATTTTTTAATTTTAGTCCAGAGTCTAACACCAACGTAAACAACAATCGTTACGATGCTAGCAAAGACACGTCTGTGCTAAAGAAAGGTGATACTCGCAAAATGCGCCTTACGCTAGAACAAATTAATACGCTACGCAAGCAGAGTGAAATGCACGAAGCTGAAGAAGCAAAAGATCTTGAATTTGTAAAGCAGATGTATGGTCAGCCTCCAGCCGAAGCAGCTCCTCAATAATCCAGCATTTGTATTAGGTAACGGCAAGAGTAGATTAGGTGTAGACCTAGCTGCTCTTAAATCGCAAGGTTCTGTGTACGCCTGTAACGCAGTCTATAGAGAATTCACACCCAATCATCTAGTGGCAGTTGACTCTAAAATGGTCAAAGAAATTGTAAGAACTGGTTATCATTTGACCAATCAAGTGTGGACTAATCCTAATACAACTATCCTAAACATAGAAAAACTCAACTATTTACATCCTCATAAGGGTTGGTCAAGCGGCCCAACAGCATTGGACCTTGCTGTAACTCACGGTTTTACAGAAATATACATTCTTGGTTTTGATTTTGAAGGTATTGCTGGTAATTTAAACAATGTATATGCAGACACTGACAATTATAAAAAAAGTACAGATCCTGCAACCTTTTGGGGCAACTGGATCAATCAGACAGCCACAGTGATTAAAAATAATCCCAATGTAAATTTTTATCGTGTGGTACAGGAAACTGACAATATTAATTTTAAAGAATTACCTCAGGGCACTGATAATTTTAGACATGTATTATATTTGGAATTCCGAACTAAATACCCTTACTGATTAAAGATTTGTTAAAATGACTCAAAAACCGATCATTTAACACTGCTTTTAACTGCGTGTATTAAATACACTTGACAGCCTATATCTTGACTAGGAGGATTAATAATGTCTAAAATTGCACAAATGCTAGAAAGTTTGGTTAATGATGACCAAGCAACAGCAGAAGAATTGTTCCATGAGTACGTGGTTGAAAAAAGCCGCGAGATTTATGAAGGTCTAATCGAAAACGAATTAGATCTAGAAGAAGCCGACGACCAAACTGACGACTTCATGAAAGACGTTGAGTCTGATAGCGAAGAACATGATGAGCCGGACGCAGACAACATGGGTGGCGAAAGCGATCATGATGCTGATAATGAAGATGAAGAAGGTGATGAAGACGAGCCAGCTACAAAAGGTGACATCAACGGCCTAGCTGACGCAGTCCGCCAACTAGAAGCTGAACTATCACAAATGATGGGTAACGACGAAAAAGGTGGCATGGATAACATGGACCAGCCTGAAGAATTAGAAATTGAAGATCTTGACTCAATGGGTCAAAGTTTTGGCGACTTAGAAACAGTACGTGAATACGTAGAAAAAGTAAGTGCCGGTCACGGCGCTGAAAAGAAAGGTTCTGGCGAAAGCAATGTAAACGCTAAGAGCGTTGTTGCTGGCAAGAATGATATGGGCGGCACCACTGCTAATATCGCTAAAGGCGGTCAGGGCAGCGAAGCAGGTACAACTGGCGGTTTATTGGCTCCTTCAACAAAGGACCAAAACGGCGGTAATGTAAACGTACCAGGTAGCAAAAATGCAACAAAACTATCTCCAGTTACTAAAGGACACGGCGCAGAGAAGGCCGGAACAAAAGAAGACGGCGGTACAAATAAGTCCAGTCTTTTCCGCAAGTAATCGGAGCTAACGGGTGAAAAACTATCTAAGAGAAAACCTAAGTTTCGACCAGGCAGGTCTCGTTCTTGAGCGTGCCGAGGATGGAAACGGTGGTAAAACATTGCATTTGAATGGCATCTGTATTCAGGGCGACATTCGCAATCAGAACCAACGTATCTACTCTTCCTCCGAAATAGGTCGGGCTGTCAAAACGGTCAACGAACAAATCGCTGGTGGTTACTCATGTCTTGGAGAAGTTGATCACCCTGCAGATTTGCGTATTAACTTGGATCGCGTCAGCCACATGATTACAAAAATGTGGATGGACGGTCCAAATGGTTACGGAAAATTAAAGATTCTACCTACACCGATGGGGCAACTTGTTGCAACTATGTTGGAAAGTGGAGTCAAGTTGGGAGTATCTAGTCGTGGTTCAGGGGAAGTAGACAACAACGGTAGTGTTCATGGATTTGAAATTATTACTGTAGATGTTGTAGCACAACCTTCTGCACCTGGCGCCTACCCTACCCCAGTCTACGAACACATAATGAATTCAACAGGCGGACTTAGGTCCTTAAATATTGCAAGAGAAGTCCAAGGCGACCCTAAGGCACAGAAATACATAGCAGAGAGTCTCAAGAAAATTATCTTGGGACTAAATTAACCAGTAGGAGAATCACATGCTAGATTTAGTTAAACAACTCTTTGAAAACAACGTGATTTCCGAGGAAATGAAATCGGAAATTGAAACGGCTTGGCAAAGTCGTATTCAAGAAAACCGTGATCAAGTAGGTGCAGAACTCCGTGAGGAATTTGCACAAAAGTATGAGCATGACAAAACAGCAATGGTAGAGGCAGTTGATCGTATGATCAACGATCGCTTAACTGCTGAACTTACAGAACTAGCCGAAGATCGTCAAGGTCTTATTGAAGCTAAAGCACAATACGCAGCTAAAATGAATAGAGATTCAGCTAAAATGGAATCATTTGTTCTAAACAAATTGGCCAGCGAGTTACACGAATTACACGAAGATCGTCGTCAAGTTGCAGAAAATTTTGCCAAACTTGAAAACTTTGTTATGGAAGCCCTAGCAAAAGAAATTGCAGAATTCCATAGCGATAAACAAGACCTTGCGGAAGCAAAAGTCAAGTTGGTCCGTGAAAGCAAAGCTAAGTTCGAAGAAGTTAAAAATACTTTCATCAAGCGTACAGCTAAAATTGTTGAGTCTGTTGTAGCCAACGGCCTAACAACTGAGTTGGCACAATTGAAAGAAGATATTGAAGATGCTCGTAGAAACGACTTTGGTCGCAGAATTTTTGAATCGTTCTCTAGTGAATATGCTAGTAGCCATTTAAATGAAAAGAGTGAGACTGCAAAACTACTACACGTAGTTGCAGCAAAAGATGCAGCACTTGCGGAAGCAAAGGCAGCTATTAAAAATACCACTGCGCTGGTTGAAAGCAAAAACAGAGAAATCCGTGTTGCTAAAGACCAAGCTGCTCGTAAAGAAGTGATGGGCGAATTGCTCGGACCTTTGGCAGGAGACAAGCGTAGTATTATGAATCAATTGTTGGAATCCGTTTCAACAGAAAAGTTACATGTTGCTTATGAAAAGTATCTACCAGCTGTTATGGCCGGCAGTGCTCCTAAGAAGAAAGCATTGACAGAAGGCAAAGAAATCACAGGCGATAAAGAGGCACAATCAAACATCAGCGGCGAAGGTAAGACCGCTGAAATATTTGACATCCGCAGGCTTGCGGGACTAAAAGTTTAAGGAGAACTATAATGTCACAATTACTCGAGTCACGCTGGTCGGAGACTAAAGAGGCCCTATTAGAAGGCCTACAAGGTACCAAGCGCACAGTAATGGCAACTACTCTAGAAAATACTCGCAAGTATCTAGCTGAAAGTGCTACTGCTGGGGCGACATCCGCCGGCAACGTTGCAACACTTAACCGTGTTATTCTACCCGTCATTAGACGTGTAATGCCAACCGTTATCGCTAACGAATTGGTAGGTGTCCAGCCTATGACTGGCCCAGTGGGACAAATCCACACTCTGCGTGTTCGTTACTCTGATACAACATCAGAAGCAACAGCTGGTGAAGAGGCTCTAAGCCCATTCAACATTGCACGTAGCTATTCTGGCGATGCTGCTGGAGCAACTTTAAAAGCTGCTTCTACTGCTGCTCTAGAAGGCGCTGCTGGTAAGCGTTTAAGCATCCAGATCTTGAAACAAACCGTCGAAGCTAAGACACGTAAATTGTCTGCTCGTTGGACGTTTGAAGCTGCACAAGATGCACAAGCCCAACAAGGCATTGACATCGAAGCAGAAATCATGGCTGCATTGGCACAAGAAATTACTGCTGAAATTGACCAAGAAGTGTTGGCTAGCCTACGCTCATTGGCTGGTTCTGCTGTATTGACTTACAACCAAGCTAACGTTAGCGGTACAGCTACATTCGTTGGTGACGAGCATGCTGCTTTAGCTGTTCAGATCAACCGTGTTGCTAACTTGATCGCTCAGCGTACACGTCGTGGTGCTGGTAACTA